GTAAACGAACAGTCGTTGCGGTGGTTTTGGTTCAGGTTCTAAGTAAACTAGGAGTCCTTAAATGGCATCTATCGCTTCTCCCTACGGCTTGAAACCCGTAAACGAGCTGGGCGGTCTTCCTTATGCTGGCAGCACACGCCAGTATGTGATTGACCCAGCAGGTACAGCCGCAAACATTTACAACGGTTCGCCCGTGTACGTGAACGCATCTGGCTATCTGGCCGTGGCTACCGCCACTGGCGCTGATGACACAACAAACGGTTTCCCTGTTGGCACAGCCAACACCGGTATCGTCGGCGTGTTCGTCGGTTGCCAATACATCAACGCACAAGGTCAAGTGATCTACTCTCAGTACTACCCAACAGGTACGACTGGTGTGGTCAACGCCTACGTCGTGGATGATCCTCAAGTTGTGTTCCAAGTCCAGTCCGCTGGTCAAGTGACACAAGCCGCCGTCGGCTCAAACTTGTTCTTCTCAACTGGCGCTGTGGCCACTGGTAGCACAACTACCGGTAACTCCACTGCTTCTGTGGTTGTTGGCGCTTCTGCCGTGACGACTACTGCTGCTTTCCGCGTTGTGGGCTTCCCCAACATGGTCGGCTTCTCAGTTGTTGGCGACGCATACACTGACGTGTTTGTGAAGATCAACCCCGGCTACCACAGCTACACCAACGCCGTTGGTCTGTAAGGAGTAAATAAATGGCTATTTCACGCGCACAACTGCTCAAAGAATTGCTGCCCGGCCTGAACGCTTTGTTCGGCATGGAGTACGCACGCTACGGCGAAGAGCACAAGGAAATCTACGAAACAGAGAAATCTGAGCGTAGCTTCGAAGAAGAAACCAAGCTGGCTGGCTTTGGTGCAGCTCCTGTTAAGAACGAAGGCTCAGCCATCGCTTTTGACAATGCACAAGAAGCGTTCACAGCTCGCTACAACCACGAGACCATCGCTCTCGGCTTCTCCATCACGGAAGAAGCAGTTGAAGACAACTTGTACGACAGCCTGTCTGCTCGCTACACCAAGTCTTTGGCTCGCGCTATGGCCTATACCAAGCAAGTTAAAGCTGCTGCCGTTATCAACAACGGTTTCAGCGGTAGCTACTTGGGTGGCGACGGCGTGTCTTTGTTCGGTGTGAACTCTGGTGGTTCTCGCGTTGGTCACCCACTCGTTAACGGTGGCGTGAACTACAACAGCCCAACTACTGCTGTTGACTTGAACGAAACTTCATTGGAAAACGCTGTGATTCAAATCGCTGCGTGGACCGACGAACGCGGTTTGTTGATCGCTGCTAAGCCAGTCAAGATGGTGATCCCACCAGCTTTGATGTTCACGGCTAAGCGTTTGCTCGACACCGAGTTGCGCGTTTCTACTGCTGATAACGACATCAACGCTATCAAGCAAATGGGCGCTATCCCCGGTGGCTACACCGTCAACCACTTCTTGACCGACAGCAATGCTTGGTTCTTGACGACTGACGTGCCAAACGGCTTGAAGCACTTCGAGCGTTCACCATTGACTAACTCAATGGACGGCGACTTCGATACAGGTAACGTGCGCTACAAAGCTCGCGAGCGTTACAGCTTCGGTTGGTCTGATCCCCTCGGTATGTGGGGTTCTGCTGGCGCTTAATTGCACGGCACACGAAAAGGAGCTTCGGCTCCTTTTCTTTTATTCAAAACAGGTGTATATTCGACCCATCAAGGAATTTTTCCGAACGTCAGACTGGCCTAGCAGACGACATGCAGACGGACGTTCACCAACTCGCATGTGAGGAATCATCATGGCTAACACTACCTTCTCCGGCCCATTACGCGCTGGTCCAATCCAAAACACTACCGGCACAACCGTTGGTACAGACATCGCCAACGTCGGTTACGTCGTTATGGCACAGTCGTCTCCTTTCACTCAAGCCAGCGGCGCTACTCTCGTAGTGATCCCTGCAAACAGCCAAATTTTGTCAATCAATGTCAACGTGACCACTGAGTTCACTGGTGTTGCAACAACTTTCGGCGTGGGCACAACTGCTTCCGCTACCTTCTTCACAGCTGCTAACGCTGTTGACGGTGGTTCATTTGGTATTGTGGCTGCCGCTCCCGGCGACGACGCTACCCGCGCTGCAAACTGGGTTGACGTCGGCACGACAGACCGTAAGATTTTGGTGACTTCTACTAACACTGGCTCTGGTGTTGGCGTCATCACCGTCACGTACGTCCAAGCATTGAACTTGACTGCTTAATTGATCTCGGGGGCTTCGGCCCCCTTCAAAAAGGAGATTAATCATGACTATGCAAACCGATGTTTTAGCCAGTGCGGTACGTACTGATGACGGCGTGCTTAACAATCAGGCAGGCGATGCTATTGCTCGTTGCCGTGTTAAGTCTATTTACATTGTGCCGTCAGGAACAGCTGGCAGCGTTGTGTTTAAGGACGGCTCAAGCGGTTCAGGCACAACACGACTGACGGTCAACACTGTGGCCTCTGCTACACAACCAACATATCTTCTACTTCCCGGTGAAGGTATTCTGTTTTCCACCGGCATTTACGTCGATGTGACAAGCATTGGTTCAGTAATGGTGTTCTACGGCTAAACCATGGACAACAGTGTTTGGAACATCGTACTCTCTGTGGGACTCGGTTTCGTGGGGTGGGTTTTGAAGGACAAGTCAGATGAACTCAAACGCGTCACGATCCTCCTCAACCGCACCCGCGAAGAAGTCGCGAAAGAGTACGTCACCAAAACCGAAGTCCACGCTGACATTAACCGCGTCTTGGACCGGCTTGATCGACTGGATGAAAAACTGGACCGCCTTATGGAGAACAAACATGCCAGCCAAAAGTGAAGCTCAAAAGCATCTGATGGATGCAGCAGCACACAACCCAGCATTTGCCAAGAAGGTGGGTATTCCTACCAAGGTGGCTAAGGATTTCAGCAAGGCCAGCGTTGGCATGAAGTTCAAAAAAGATAGCGTAGAAACAAAACCTGCGCGACAATCCAGCAACAAAACTCAATTCTCCAAAGGTGGTGAAACCATGGCTAAAAGCGACGCAAAAGAAGACATGAAGATGGACATCAAGCAGGACAAGGCAATCATCAAGAAGGCCGTTGGCATGCACGATAAACAGTTGCACGCTGGCAAGAAAACAAACTTGTCAAAGCTGGCCAAAGGTGGCGGCATTGAGACCAAGGGTAAGACCAAGGGCAAGATGATCGCCATGTGTGGCGGCGGTATGGCAAAGAAGAAGTAAGGAGCACATCATGGCTACAAAAATCAAACGCATCGAAGACATGTCTGAAGAAGAGCTGATCCAAAAATCTGGTGCAGCTTATGACAAGGCCATGCCAAGCCCAGAGCCCGGTGAGCAAAAGCCAGGCAAACTGGCCAAGGGTGGCCTGACCGCCTCTGCCCGTGCTGATGGCCTTGCTACCAAAGGTAAGACTCGCGGCACCATGATTTCCATGTGTGGCGGCGGTATGGCTCGAGGCAAAAAGTAATGGCAATGGATGACGAAACACGCGCCAAGCTCGAGCAGTTAAAGCAAGAGTTTGCGGCTAAGGCTGCACTTGATCAGCAGAAGCAGAAGGCTGCTTTTAACGCTGAGCAAATGTCCAACCGCAAAGCCAAAGGTGGCGTGGTTTCGGCATCTAAGCGTGCAGATGGTATTGCTCAGCGCGGTAAAACGAAAGGCAAAATCGTATGATGGCAAGCAGAGGTATGGGGGATATCAGCCCCTCCAAAATGCCGGGCGCTAAGAAGAAGGCTCGCCGTGACGATACAGACTTTACCCAGTACGCAGCAGGCGGCCAGGTTGGTTTGTATGACAACATCAATGCCAAACGTAAGCGTGGCGACAAGATGCGTAAGCCTGGTGCCAAAGGTGCACCAACGGACCAAGCATTTATTGACGCCGCCAAAACTGCCAAGGTGAAGTAATGGCCAAGACCCCAGCATGGACCCGCAAAGAAGGCAAAGCCGAGAAGGGCGGTCTCAATGCAAAGGGTCGCGCCTCTTACAATAAGGCCAATCCAGGCAAGCCGGGCCTCAAAGCCCCTCAACCTGAAGGTGGTGCACGCAAGGATTCTTTCTGCGCGCGCATGACGGGCATGAAGAAAAAGCTGACTTCTGAGAAGACAGCCAAAGACCCAAACAGCCGCATCAATAAAAGCCTTCGGGCATGGAACTGCTAAATGTCTACTACCGGCACAACACTATTCAACATGGAGTTCACCGAGCTCGCTGAGGAAGCGTGGGAGCGTGCTGGGCGTGAGATGCGTTCCGGCTACGACCTGCGTACCGCTCGTCGCTCTTTGAACCTGATGACCATTGAATGGGCCAACCGTGGCCTGAACATGTGGACCATCGAGACTGGCACCATTACGCTGACGCAAGGCCTGAACACCTATGCGCTGCCCACAGATACCATTGACTTGTTGGACCACGTGATTCGCACGCAGCCTAACAATTCATCAACCCAGTCTGACCTGAGCATTACGCGCATTAGTGTTTCTACCTATGCGACCATACCTAACAAGTTAACCCAAGCGCGCCCAATCCAAGTGTGGATTCAGCGTTTGTCTGGTGAAACCAACCCAACATCAGAGTTCTTGTCGACCGCTATTAACACTACGGACGACTCTATTGTGCTGAGCAGTGTGGTTGGCCTGGCTGGTTCGGGCTTCATCAAGTTGGATGAAGAGATCATCTACTACACGTACATTGAAGGAACCAGCTTTGGCGGCGTGTTCCCTGGCTAGGCT